GCCCCATGTGGGAATAATAGGGCGTATTAATAAAAAACTAAGGGGACATGTCTTTGTGCTGATAAACCCATCCAAACGGCTCATAGTAACACCACCCGCTAATTGGGTTGGAGGTTTTTGGTGCAGCTGCACAAATGGTTTGTAGGGATTGTTTTTCTTTCTCTAGCTGGGCTGCTTGAGCGCGAAGGACCGCAGTTTCTTTTTTCTGCCTATCATTTGCTTCGCTTAAAGCGGCTACCGTCCTGTTTAAGTCCATAAACTTGGCGTAAAAGTCATACCAGTATTGCCTGGGAAGGGTAATGATTTCCCTCTCATTGAAAAGCTTAATTGCGGGACCACCTTGTTCGAGAACAGGCATGGGGGTATCTGGTGGGGCTGGTTTGGGTGCCGTAACGGCATTAACTGACTGGCTTACGACTAAACAACTTAACAATATTAATTTCTTCATGATGCCCGTACTTTAGCACGCGGGCACCTCAAAGTCAAGAATATTCGTCAAAAAAAGCGTCTGCATCCGCCTTGGTATTCCAGTGCGGGCACCCTTTATACTCTTTAAGGAGTAACTTCTCTCCTTTTTCTTTATTGGGGGAAAGGGAATCTTTTTTATCTTCAAATGCAGATTTTATTATTTTTCCATCGGAGTTTTCTATAGCCCAATAATTTAAAGGATTTCTGTATGGGCATATATAGGCGACAACTTTATTTCCATTTTTATCGAGAAGGGGTTCTCCTTTATAAATTTTATAACCGTCTTTCCCGCAGACAAGAGGCCCCCCGAAGGTTCCATCCGAAGGATAACCTTGGTTTGCTGCATAGTCTGCCGTTGCATCCTCTTCTGAAAAATTGTCTATAAAGTGTTGGATTTGGGTTAATTGATGCTCGAGACCTTCCAGCTCTTCGGAAGAAAGGTTCTTCATCTTTACCCTTCCCGTAGAGTTTAGGTCAAATTTAACAAACAAAAATTCCATCTGCCGGTTGGTGAAGTGGGGAAATAGTTTCTTTACGGCCAGGGTGTAGATTAAATCTTGGAGGTTGTCGGTTAGCTCTTTGCCTTTAAAGACTGCCTTGCTGGTTTTGAAATCCCTTATGATGACCTTCTTGTCTTTTTTGTATAAAAATAAAACATCTATGAATCCTCTCAGCCTATATAGCTTCTCCCCTTCGTCAACGGTAATATCAAACGATTTTTCTAGTATAATCTCGGACGTCTTGCCTCCCATCGCTCCAAAGAAGTCAAAATTTAGCCCAGCCATGGTCATGTTATCTATGAGTTTTAAATTATCCGGATCAAGAACCCCCAGACGTTTGGCGTGATACTCCACTAGGCGCTTAACGGGGGTACAGTCATAAATGGACTCACTAAGAAGAATCGTATTGTATTTCTCCTGATGCTTGGGGTTCCCAAGCAGCTCAAAGAGTAAATGACATATAGTGCCACGGCTTGACCCATCGTTGCCCTTGTCGGGGATTTTAAGAGTGTAGGTCGCCCAAAAGCTCCAAGAGCAGGTTTGGGCCTTTTTTATTCTACTTGCGGATAGCGGAGTAAGGTTATTCATCTAGCGTTTTGAGATTGGCGATGAGCTTAGCTGAAAGCTCCTTCTTGGCCCTTGAAGCTTCTATCACCTCCAGTATATACTCCTTGGTTTCGGCAAAATTTAAAGTTTTAAATCTTTTTTTCCACTTCTCGAAGTCATTTTCATTCATTTCTCCGAAATCATTTTGTGTGGGTAGATTGATAAATATTCTCTCCTTGTTAAAAAAGCTTAGTAATTTTAAATAAAGTTTCGCAGAGGCTACTTCCCCTCTGTTTATGTCGCTGTTAGTGTCGTTATTGAAACATATATACACTTTTTCCACATTCAGGGAAATAAGATAAGACAGAAGCTTTGACCCAATTGTTAGCCCAAATGTGACCAGTACATTTTTGAACCCATGCTGATGGAGATTTAATAAATCCCCTATACTCTCCACTAAGAGAACGCTTTTGCGGGATAAAATCTCCTCCATGATCGGGAGTTTGCCTTTCGAGTCTTTCACATATAAGGGGTAAACCCAGGAGGACTTTCTTCCTACGTGCTTCCACTTAGGACGGTTTGGCTTATTTAGCATGTCGCGCCCAGAGAAGCCATGTATTTCGGAATTTTCATTAAATATTGGAAAAACAAAGCGTTGATATAGTTTTCCTTCGCTCGCAAGACCAGCCTTCAGAAATTTGATGATTACATCTTCAATGCCCCGCTCCTCGTAAAATTTATAATGCGGGAAGAGTCGTTCTAGCTCGGCTGGATTATATATTTTTTCGGTTAACATTTTTTGCACGGGTTGAGGCGGTAAATCCGCACTTGACCCATGAGCTAAGAATGACTGAATAACTTTTTTATCATTGGTCTTAAGGGTCGCCTCAACCAAGGTGGCGAAAGGAAGGTAGGCCGTATCTTCCACAAAATCTTTCCATATTCCTGTATCTTTATATATTTGAAGAGAGGTTGGGTTGGTGCCATTTCTATAAAGAGCTGGTGCGCGCCAATGATTTCCGTGACTTATGAGTTTGTATCCCAGCTGCTCCAGCGATGCCTGTATGCTCTCTACGCTCATTTTTTATTATTATAGGGCGTATTCGTTTTCAACAACAGGCGCCTCGTTAAGGGTAACTTCAAGCCTGCGATTTACAAAGTCTTTGAGGTCCCCAATCTCACGGACATTGAAGTTTTCTAGATTTAAATGGATACAATTCTTTTTGAGATCTCCTTCGGGTAGGCGAATTGGTTGAATAGCGCGATGAACGTCCTCGCCTAAATGCCGATATTTAAAACAGGACAATTTATGAGTACCAAAGCCCTCCTCTGCGGCTAGCTCATCCATTGTCTTTTGCCTCAAAGAGAATAGGTGAGAACTAAATTGAATTATTCTGTCTGAAAGAGAAACGATGCTTTCATCGTCAATTATAGAGTCCGATGTGCGATTGTTTGTAATTCCATAACGATTACTTTGGACGCTAGTCATCATAGATATCATAGGTTGGCCGTCGAGTACAATATCTTTTTGAATCAGCTTCTTGAATTTATCAACCATTTCCCCGACGATCTGCCATTCGGATTTATTTCCCATGTTCTCTGAAGTGGTTTTAATGTAGTCAAAACTCAATATCAGAGGATTCCCCCTTTTTACCTTGGAGTAATAAAATCTTTTCACAATATTGAGCATAGCGTCCACCGGCAAGCCGCCCACGTTATAATAATAGAATTGATACTTGGAAATAGCATTCCATACATCCCGAACTTTTTTAACAATATCATTTCCCGCTCGACGCCACTTGCCTGTTTCGAGCAGATTGAGAGGCACTCCTGAGAGGGACGCACACTGGCGCATTAGTAGCTCTTCCTTGCTCATCTCTCCATTGTCTAGATGTAGGACGGGAATTCCGTGAGCGCTCGAGACCTTGGTGCAAAAATCCACACAGAACAGGGTTTTTCCTACGCCTGACCGAGCAACTATAGTTGTAATATTGCCGGGCCTAAGAAGAGATCCATACAATTCGTTAATCCTTTTGTGTGGGCCAGAAGGGCCCCAGTCCTTGAGGGGATTATTGCCACGCTCCTCAATGATATCCCTCATCTCGGAAAAGATATTTGAGGGACAGTTGTCTCCGTTGTCAAAATAATTGAGCTTTTCGTTATAAATGACATCGGCGCAATCTATAATTTCAGAAAAGGACTTAGACGAACTAAGCGAATTCATTGCTTTAGAAAGCTTAAGGCCGGTATCCGATATTTCCCGCTTTACCGAGAGCTTTTTTAGGTCCTTGGCGGAGTCTGTAACGGTCTCCTCGTTAAGAATCCTAAGGGAAAGCCCTCGAACATAATCCGCAACGTCAATATTGTCCTCAAAGGAAATCCCTAACGATTTAATGCGTTCTGAAATTAAAACATCACTAAGGGTCTCTCCGTTCTCTATTGACTGCTTGAGAATAAGGAAGAGTGTTTTATTTACTGCACAACTTTGAGAGTGAAAGTCCTGTTCACTTATGAACCCGGCAATCTCCTGGTATTTGTCGGGGTAAGATATTAATCCAGCAATGAGTTGTTGCTCGACCTCATAAGAAAAAAGCATGGGGACTATAATATATCAAAAGAGTCAACTAGTCAAGACTAATCTTCTTCAATATCGTCAAGTCTTTCGAGTTGCTCCACGGACAAGTAGTCTTCAAGGGCTTTTCGCAGACCCATCTCGACAATTTGAGAGCTCACCTTGGTATGTATAACGGGCATTCCGTCATTGGAGACATACGCCACTATAAAGCCCCGGCTCGAGTCATCGTCCCCCGTCATGTCGTAAATCTTTTGAAGAACGCTATCTGGGAAAATGAAAGGCCCTATTTGTTCTGGATCTATTTCATTCATATTATTTATACACTTAATTTAATAGGTCTTCGGAGAGTTCGTCTTCCTCGTATATCTCCACCAATCGAATGCTATTTATTTCACAAAATTTACGCTTATCTGCGTCTCTTCGCAGCTGATTTAGGAAATTCCCTTTATTTTTTGCATGAAAAAATGGGACATATCTTTTATGCTGATTTCCCTGCACTTCAATCATAATTTTATCGGTAGCGTTGAAGAAGTCAAATGTCATCTTAGTGCCTGCCGCCGGGAATTCTTCGAAGACTACATGGTGCTTCCAATATTGTTTTAGAAATTTTTTGACATTTGTTTGGAACTTGCTTCTGCTCCTTGATCGCCATTTAATTAAATATTTACTAGGTTTGGGAATAGTGCGTACTCTTCCTGTAAGGGTTTTAAACTTCATTACTTTAAATTATAGACCTGGTCCGTCATGAATTTATATAAAAACGCTCTAGCTTTATTGTCCATCTCAAGATGACCGACTAGTTTATTTTCGCCTTGAATTTTCTCTGGAAAATCGATTTTATTTTTAGACAACTCTGCGAGTAGTTCTTTGTCGAAGGATATCCAGGCTCCTTTTTGCTCAAAATAGCCCCATAGACGCATAAGCTCTATGACTTCTCTTTCCGTCCATATGGAATTTCCGTCAGTTCGCCCATATTTTATAGGATATCTAACCTGCGCACCAGTTTTTTCGTTAATGCTTTTTCTGAACCTAATTTTACAAAAATGACCAATTGGATCCCCCTTATCGTCTAAGCGAGACGCGCTGGGGTTTGGAAAGATTATATCGTTCGTATACCTTTCCTCAAACTCCAGGATGAAATTGCTATAATGTTTAATTGCATTTCCACCCGCCTGCTTAACACGAGGGCCACCTCGGGAGGCATAGGGGTTGGCTGATACCTCCACCCTCACTTGAGACGTAAGAATCATCATGTGCCCCAGCTTTGTAATAGGTAAAACCATTTTTTTGAGAAAAACAGAGGTTACTAGTGCTCCCCCCGCGACCTGTTCGCTTTCTTCAAAGGGTTTATCAAAGTCTGCCATGCGGCATAAGGCATCCACGCTATCTATGATAAATAAATATTGTTTACCCTCATCGTTTTCCCGAACAAGCATACGAATAAGGTCAAAAACTTTTTCAAACACATTGCATTCAAAGAGGAAAAGGCTCTCTTTCGAGGTGTTAATCCCCGACCTTTTTAAAAGCTCCGGAGGTAGGCGCCCCTCGCTTTTTATATAAACCACCATTCCTTTTTTACCGAAATGAGACTGGAAATTTTTCGCTATAGTGAGCGCGCAGCTTGTCTTCCCTCCCTCATTGACGCCTGTAAACCTATGGGCGCCGCCAGGAAGTCCTCCTTCCAGTGCGAGGTCAAGATTTAAACTGCCTGTGGAAATTTTATACTCCGGAGAATCGTAG